AATATCCTTTAGAGACGTTACCGCCTGGGTTAGCTCTCGCGTGGTGCTCTTTATCTGGCCTACAATCCAGGTGACCGAAACGACAAGCACCAAAATCTCAACCATGAGGCCCCAAGAGATAGAAAGATCGAAATTCATATTTTATACCTTTATGGGTGAATTTTTTATTTTATTCAAGCGTCTAAGCACGCTGCTTGCGTACTTCTGGCCAACGGGACCAAGTAGCGGCAGAATGTCTGCCAATGTCTTGCCCTTGGTCTGCCTGAGTAGTCGTCTAACGCGACCTTGGCCGGAGTGATAGGCCGTTAATGCAAGCTCTACATCCCCACCAAATTGATCCAACAATTGCTGTAAGTACATTGTGCCGAGTTTTACATTTTGCTCGGGATCGAATGGATCGTATTTTCCAGGTAACCCCGATTTCTTGAATAGTTCTCTTCCCGTAGCTGGCATGAGCTGCATCAATCCCTGAGCGCCAACACTAGAAACAGCTTTAGGATTTCCCGCTGATTCCTGTTGGATAACTGCCCGCACTAAAGAATCTAATTCACTGGGCGGCTTTGCCGATCTTGGCGCTGCTGTTCTTTTAACTCCTGGCATAAATCCTCCAATGTTGTCACCGCTTATTTTTTTTTTGACTCCGAAAAGAGCCTCTGTTCGTTCTGTGTTGGGTCGGAACGGCTGTTCTTCAAAATCGGGTAGCTCCGGTTGCTTCGTTGTGGAATTCATCATAGCAACTACTGCCGATCTTGCTTTTGGATTGCTCAATAATTTCTCTAAATTATTTTCAGCAAGGAAATAACTGACCGGCCTTCCCACAAGTTTAGAAGCTGCCACGGCTGCGGCCCAAATCGCCGCCGTTGCTCCCTGCTGGCCTCCGATTGCCTCCCCTATATTCTTAGCGCCCTGCAAACTAGCGCCTCCGGTTGTATAGCCAGCCTTTTGAGCTACGCCGATCAAATCTTCTGCCATCGCCGTCGGCAAGCCCTTTGCGTAAGCATTGCGCAGATTGATTAGATCTCTCGATTCTAAATTTAACTTTTTTATGCGTGATAGATAGTCGGCGGGCAGCTTTCCTTGCTTGACCATGCGATCTACTGTGTTTTGTAAGGTCGACCGGAAATCATCCGCTACTGCTGTTACAGCGTCTTTGTAAGCTGGATCAACCTTATAGAATGGGTTTAATGCCTTCAGTTCTTTGTGGATGCTTGACAATAAAGCCCCATCTTTTAAGTCCTTATTCTTTTCTGCAAATTCCTTTATAATATTATCGCCTTCTTTCTTTAAGGCTTCCTCGTTGGCTGCAAGCCCCTTTTTTGCCATTTTGACAAGATTGTTGTTTTCTACTGCAACGCCCTTACCCTCTTTTAATAAAACCTGATCCGCCGCCTTAACAATATCGTCGATCTCCGCTTGCCGTGACGCGATACTACTTTGCGCCTTGGTGACCAAATTCTGTAAAACATTCTCATTGCTGTTTACCAAATCTTTTACCCCTATTCCCTGCTCTTTTTTCAGCAAATCAAAAGCACGATTGAATGCTATTTTTGATTTCAAAAGCTCCGTTTTACCAAGGCGCTTGGCTACTGCTCGATAATCGGCTGCTGTGATGCCCGTTAATTTATTGAAGGTGTCTTTCGCAAGTGGTGCTAACTTAGATCCCCCTTTCACTAGGGTATCTAGTCCAACGCTCAAAAGCGCCGTGCTCCCTGCGTCTGCGGCTGTTGGCGTTTCGCCTTCGCCTAGTTTCTGCGCGGCTCCAATTCCTGCGTAGGTTGCAGCTCTACCGGCTACGCCACCTAATCCGCGTGCCTTCGTGATCGCCTGAATCGGCTTGAGTTTATTGATAGGTGACACGATAGCGCCCGCAATGTCTCCGGCTGCTGATGACACTGGAGCCTGTCGCTTGGCCTCTTCAAATCCAGCATCTACTATGGCCTTTTCCATTGCGTAATTTTCGCCGAGCGAAAGATTATCGCCAACGCCGAATAGATCGCGCCCCTCTTGATAAAGCGCCCTGGCCCCTGCTGCTAATTTTCTAGGGACTCCAAATAGTGCCGCATCGGCTGCATTGCCTATAAGTGCAGTGCTAATTTGTGCGGCCTCTTCCCCTAGTCCTACCTGTGGCATTGTCGGCTCTGGTTCTGCTGCTTGTGCCTCTCCTGCTGGCTGTAATGCTTGCGGCGCGATCTCCTCTTCTTGTGGCGCTGCTGGCTGCTTGCTGGCTGATTGCTGGCCTCCTCTTAGCAAGTCTCTTATATCAACGCCCTGGCGCTTCATGTCGGCAAATGGAATGCTGGCTACATCAAGCTCGGCCCGATCCGGATTTAGTTCGCCGCCTTTAAATAGCGGCAATTCTCGATCAAGTTGGCCATAAAGTCTCTGTGCCTCAAATGGCGTGTACCCTGCTGCTGCCGCCGATTCAATAAAGTCAGCCCGTTGCCCCGTTAGCGTTAAAAGTCGCTCTGCACGCTCAACAAATCGTTTATTTGTTTCGGGTAGCTTATCAACTCCGGGAACTGCGCCGAGATATTTTAAAAACTCTCTTTCACTAGTTGGACCTGGGAACATCTTTCTAATTTCTCCAGCCCAGTTAAGCGCTTGAGATTCTAGGTCGGCTCTTGCTCCGGCTCTCTGTGTTGCAGCCTCATTGCCGACCACCTGGCCTAACCCTAATCTTACGGATCGACCGGCCCGTTCAATAATATTTCCTCCTGTTTGCCCTGCATCTTCTAGCGTTGTTTTTAAGGATTCTAGATTGTTTTGCAAGCTAAATTGATTTTCACGGATCGGCTTTAGGTATTCAAAAACAGCTTTTTCGTTAGCTAACTTTTCATCTTTTTTACTTCTAATTATATCCCGTGCAAGCGCTGGATCTCCAGTTTCATCAAGCAGTCGATTGTATTCATCGGCTTCGGATATTTCTGGCTTTTCTGGGACTGGGATTTCTGCTGCTCCGGGACTTGCGCTAGGAGCTGTGGCCGGTGCTGCTTTCAATCCTGTTCCGCCCTCGCCAAGCATATTAATCAAGCGCTGCGCTGCGCGTGGATTTGTAGCGGCTAGCTCCACCACTTTTTGCCTCATAGCATTTTCGGCTTTCAGATTCTCGATCGATTCTAGATCTTTCATTTTCTGAGCTGATTCAGCTTGTGAAAATAATTGCTGCAACTGGAGCTGTTCACCCTGGTCTTTTGCGGATTTAAATAGTTTATCGCTTAGAACGTCTGGCTGGTCCACTTCCTGGCCCATTGCAGATCCGATCATAGCTTTTCTATACGCATCGGCGGCTCGATTTTGATAATCTTCCGATAGCCCTTCTACAACTCCACTACCTAACCCCGACAATAGACCAGCAACTAGCAAATCTCTATTTGAATAATCTCCTGTTTGTGCTGCCCGCATCGTTAGCGCTTGCGCCAAATCTGGCGCGGCCTTGAATCCAATGTAAGGATCGTCGGCTGCAACTGCTGCACGGGCTTGAGAATTCGCGCCCAGAAATAACTTTGCTAATTCCGTTAGGTCTGCCATCGCTTATAGTCCTGGTGGTGGTGTGTTGTTAAATGGATCCTCTTCTTGTGGCGCTCCGCCGCCGGTTGGTTGGTTCAATGCTTGCTGCTGTATTTGTAGCTGCTTTTTTCTTAGAGCAAAATCTTTAGAGGCTAAATCAAGGTCAGTAAGGCCGCTTATTTCTTGCAATTGCTGATCGCGAACTCCTGCGGCCTGATTGTATTGATTGCCAATTATTTCCTCTTGCACGCCCGTTAATCCCTGTAACTCTTGCAGACCTAATATGGAAGCACTGTTGCGAGCATTTTGGGTAATCGTGTCATAGCGATCATTAAATTGCTGCATCTGCTGATTGTATAGCTCTGAGCCTACAGGTATCCCGCGATTAGCTAAAGATTGAGACAACTGCTCTGCGTCTCTCGCTTTATCAGATTCTAGATTTTTGGTTAGATTCTTGAATAGCGCTTCTTCTACCGCTGCCCGCTGCGCTGCGATGTCTTCTTGACTTGCCCGTGCCATTACGTCGGGGTTAAATGCCTGTCCTAGTTCCGTTTGTCCTAGATTTGAAGTTGCAGCATCTATGGCTTTTCTTCCTAAGAACCGCAAATTATCTTTTGGCTTGGGTGCTGTATATTCGGGATCGATAGCAGCAAATGTATCTGGAGCTTGGGCGCCCGATGGAGGAACTTCGGGCGCTGCTGCCTGCGGCGCGTTTCGCATCGCGCTAATCTGCTGATCTATCTGAGCCAGTTTTGCTGCAAATCCCGGCGCTTTGGCTTTGCCGCCGCGACGTTGAATCTCTGCGATTATTTGCGCTCTCTCCGCTTGTAGTTGTTCCATTGATGCCATTTTATATTAACCCTCCAGATTGATTTTGAGATTGTGGTCCAGTCCACTGGCCCGCGAGTTGACTTTCGTCGATTGTGTAGCCACGTTGGGCCGCCTTCTTGCGCTCATATTCATTATAATCAAAATAGGCCATCGGATCTTTTCCAGGATTTTCCGCTTGCCACTTTTTATAGGCATTATAGCGGGCCTGCACTTCCGGATTGCTTACGTATTCACCGTATCCGCTCTTGAGCGCGTCTTTGTCTTTAATGTCGATTATTCCTTTTTTGCCACCAACTAGTCCTTTATCAACGGCATACTGTGCCGCAGCGAATCGCTCAAATTCGTTCATCTTAGTGAAATACTCAGGACCAAACGTTTCTTTCATTCCAGTTGAATCCCATACCATTAACGGATTTTTCATCGCAGTATCTTTTATCCTCTTCCACATCTGATCGTCGGCTTTCGGATCATAGAAGTTGCTTTGTACCTGTTCGGGTGTAAAGCCCATGTCAATTAGGCCCGCAGCCTTGCGGTTTTTGTAATCCTTGGTGCTTTCATGGGCCAACAAAGAGTTAAGACCACCGGCTAATCCACCTATTCCAGCGCCCACTATAGTGCCTACTGGCAAGCCTCCCGCAACCGGATTAAAAAAACTACCAATGCCTGCGCCACTTGCCGCACCCTGTAGAACTCCTCGCGCTCCCTCGCGCTTGTTAATAAACAGGTCTGCTGCGCCTATTAATCCCAATCCTGGCGCGAGATAATTCCCCGCTGAGCCAAATCCGCCTAATGCAAACGGACTAGCTGCGGCCTCTCCCGCTGCCGCTGCTCCGGCCCCTCCTGCGGCATCAAGTCCAAATGCTGGCGCTTCATAGCCGAAAGATGGCAATTGCGTTGCGCCCAATGCTGTCCCTGCTGTACTGCCAGCTCCGCCCGTTGCTGCTGCGGTTCCGGCTGTGCCAGCAACTTCGGAAGCACTGCCAATACCTACGGCATCTTTAACAAGACCAGGAAGGCTCGATCCGATCTCTTTGGCCGCTGCTGCTCCACCTACAACCGCTACGCCGGGTAATATCTGGTCTGCTAAACTTGGCTGCTTGGGTTCCTCAATTAAGCCCTCTTGGGTGTACTGATTTTTAACGGCACGCGGATCAATGTAGTATTGATCATTGTAAGGATAATACACATAGCCCGGAACTTCGCCGTATTTGCGATAATTATCGCCCACAAATGGATATTTAGAATTTGGTGACGGATATCTATTTGCCATATATTAAAATGTCCAACTCCCCCACTGTGTCTGATAGCTCGGACCCGTTCGGCCCCTATTACCCATTGATCCCCTATAGGAACCGTTATAACGGGTAATAGCTGTGTTTAGTAGCTTCTTATACTCGCTGGCCTCAACCGCATAATCGCGCCCCTTGGCTTTGAGCCAGCGCCATTTAAAGCCCGTTGTAACAACATCCTCATCGTATAAAACCAAATCGTTATTAGATACGATTGTCTCATAAGTGCCGGTGACGGTGCCTGTTCCGGTAGATAGTACAGCCCATGTCACGCCGCCATCAACGCCCGCCGCTGTTGGTGCAGTGGTGCCCGTTGTGCCCGTGGTGATTGCGGTACATTTTAGATATAAGTTGTTCGCAAATCGCCAAGTGTTTACGGTGATCCCCGTTTCGGAGGGCCTCCAAAATGGAGGTACAAATAGATTAGCAGTGAAATAATCAAACGATAAATTACCACCGTTTGCCGTCGGAGTAGGATCGATCTGGAATTGGCCGCCCGCTGTGTAAATGTTAGAATCAATCGATCTGATGCGAAATGCTTTATCAATTCCGCTGCTTCCTAGTCCATACAAGCGATCACTAAATTGTCCATCGGACATCGGCCCATCTAAGCGCCATCGATTAGCCTGATCCCACTGCGTATCAGCAAGCGCCGTATAAAAATCAGCCGGTAATGGGTAAAATGCTCTGTTGGCCTCAAGTGTAAATGTGTGAGTTTTTTTAGCTTGCGGCCATTTTGCTATTGTTCGTAAATATCTTAGTTCGGCATACAACAGCGCCTTCAATTGTAGCTGCGTTTTATCGGTCGTAGATAGCAATGAACTCGGCGGCTCGATACCGATCTCCCTGAGTGCATTTTGTACGATTATCAGCGCTGTTTGCATGGTTTAATCGTGCCACAATAAAAGTTTTATGCGAGTACCCTTTAGCCAATATCGCCAACTTCAAATATAATCTCGGTAGCCTGGAGCGCCCATTCTTTGTTAACTACGGAGTCCTGAATTCTTAGCGCTGCGGCCTTGCCGTATTTATCTAAATCTATAGTCGGTTGGTACAAATCATAGGTAAGGCTTGTTGTGTCAGTTAGGGTATCAGTCGGAGGATCATCTTGATAATCGACATCGACCCCAAGCGTGATTTCTAATCCCTGGCTTTGTTTAATCAATGGGATGGCCTGTATAAATTGTTTATTTAAAGACCTATCGCCGAAATAATTAAATGCTTGTTTCATTTTTATATTTCTAGCTTTGAAATCTCCAGGGTTAGCCGGATCTTCGTCGGCATCGCCAATATCAGCAAGCATTACGTTTGCGCCTTTCCCGAAATATAGCTTCCCGTCCAGCACTTCCCATGACCAGGCATCCCAACCGGTAAACTTTGCCCATGCTTGATTGAAGAACGAATAAACCCACTGAGCGCCACCCGTGCGAGCTTCCGCCGAAATATTAACAATAAAATACCCCCCGGCTGCGTGATTAGCGGCGCACCAATCACGATTGCCAATTGAGTCCTGAACGTCCGCAGTAAATAACGGATCGATATTCTCCGACAAAGTGATATATTTCCCGCCTATTCTTTGACCGGCCATGACCGCCGTCATTGAGATTATTCCCTGCTCGGTGAGGATATATAGATCGGCTCCGATATACACAAAGGCCCTTGTGGATAATGGCCTCGGAATAACATAACGCCCAAGTAGCGCCCAATTGGTCGCGGTTGGGAAATCGCCTTGATATACCAACACTTCGCCCTTTGTGGAGACAATGCAAAACAGTTCATCCTCTGAAAAATCCTTAGCTCTTGTGACCGTGCCCATAAATCGGGTATAGCCGCCCATTGTCATCAATGATGTATAATCGAATAGCGTTAAGGGACCGGTGATAGCATCAACGCCACCATAATAAAGACGGTGTGAAAGTAATTGATTAAAATATATTCGGGACTTATACGCCGCCATACCACCAAGGTTATTGGTAGCTACTCCGCCAATGGTAAATCCCGCAACGGCAATATTTCCCGCGCCGGTCCAAGAGTAAACGTCATCGAGCGCTGTCGTTATGAATAGCCGATCTCTAAATTGAAGCATTTCGGTAAAGTTATTAGCAACCGGCGCGGCACCTTTGATATTTACGGCAGCTCCGGCGCTTGTCACGTTCCAAATTCCTGTAGCGTCGTCGGTAGCAACAAGAAAATTTCCTGTTGTTGTTGCAAATGCTCTAAGCAGGAAAACGCCGCCCGAAATCAGGCCTGTTGTTGGTATGCCTGTCGCATGAATTTCAGATCCGGCCCTGAGTTTTAATTCGGACCCAATAGGAATTAGATTCTCAAGCGTAAGCGCATAGCGAGAATCCATGCTTGAGATAGGATCTTTATAGTTCAGCCCTAGCAATGGCGGCTCTAGGGTGAAGCTCTGCGCTGTGCTGCGTTTCGGCATTGGGAATATCTCCCTTAAAAATCGGTCCCCCAGATCCTCATTGCTGAATGACCCAAGAGACCGACCAGAGGATCAGTTAATCTTCAATCGTTAGTCTGTAGACTGCAAATGATGTGTCTCCAGTACGCAACACAAGCCCCGGAGTAGCCGCAGCCAGCGTAACTGCTGCCCCTGCTGATTTACCAAGCAGCGTAAATGAGGCAGACGGCGGATAAAGATTTAGTGGGTTTGCCCCGCCGTTGTAAACTATTCCCATCTGTCCTTTAGGCCATGCGCTCGGTAATTTAACGCCTGTATTCAGTGCAGTAGTTTGCACATTGGCATAAAAGGTCGTTATTTGAAGTGCATCGGCAATCGTGGTCCCGGTTGCTGTTAGCGCTGCCGTTGATATGTTGTAACCGGGTGAGCTATCAACCTCTAGTTTGTTTAAAACAGCCGCAACCTCCGGCTGCATCCCAACCCCAATCAAATTATCAATAAATGGCATAAATTTTCCTTTCTAAAATGAATTAAACCTTAACCGCTGTGCTCCCTTTCGGTCGCCCTCGGCCCCTCTTAATTACTGGCTCCTCTGATTCTCCCTCGCTAAATACGGTCGACGCTAACGACTCATCGAACGCTTCATCTATCGCTGGACCTTCGCTTGCTTCTTTCTGCACCAACCCTACTGGAGCATTGAAGCCTTGTGTTTCTTGCCTTTCAAGAAACTGCATAAGTTTCTGCTGCATTTCAATAAGTTGTTTTTTCAACTCGGCGTTAGCATCTGCGAGCTTCTTTATCTCTTCGTCATTCTTAGCAAGAACGGCGCGGTTATCTTTTGCCGCCATAAATTGATGCGCCCTCTCCCATGCCTCAACATATTCAGAAGGTAACATGCTAACGACTTTCCCCTTCGGAGTTGCTGCAAATTGTTCAATGCTGAATATTCCTTTGTGTGCAAGCGTTGAGACTTGGCCATCTGTAAGCACGCCCCATTTAGATAGTGGTGTCCCTGGCGCTGCTCTGCCTTCTTTGAAGCGCTTATAGGCTTCGGCATATAATCCGCGTGGCGCTTCTGTATCGCTCAAATCTAATAGCGCTTCAGGCAATAACCTGACAAGCTCCACCGGCTGATCGAATCTGTCCCTAAACCATCTAATTATTTCTAACTCGTCGTAATATTCGTATTTGAGCTGTTTAGATTTAAGCGGATTGTACTGCGTGTGAATCTCGAATCTAAATGGCAATCCTTTTGCATCATGCTCTACGATGCGCTCAATTCCGCCGCCTAGATTTTGGGCGGTAAGATTACGCCGTGAAAGTGCATCGTGTGCCACTTCTGGTAAATTGTATTGGTCGAATATATTATTTAACATTTTACTTTCCTCTGGTAAAAATATGGCCCGGTGTCTCCTCTAGAACACCAGGCCAGCTAAATTAGAACGCTGCGCCGGTGATCAATCCCATTGCATAGAGATTGACTGGTCCAGCTCCACCAACTGCCGAAGTACAAGTAACTCCAGCAAGTGGCGAACCCGCTGCCGTGTCATCTACGTTACCATTGGAGGTAAAGTAAATTTTCACGTTGGCTGCAATTGCTGCGGCTGCTACGCCAACAAATGCACCACCACCACGGAACACCCAACCATATTGGTTAGCTGTAGCCGTTACGGACCCTTGATAGAATCCGGCTTGTGCTGGCTCTGTAGTTGCAAATGAAGCAGAAGCACCCAAAGACGCTGTAAAGTTTCCATCTGTGGAAATCTTTACACCGATCCCAGTGGCAGTATTTGAAGCAAAGCGAACGTACTGCCATGTTTTGCCTTGCTGGTCTACATACACCTGACCGGGGTTAGAAGTTGGCACCGTCGATAGCGACGATAAATCAACCGCTGTTTGTTGAATTGACATAATTATATCTCCAAAATTAAATTAGTTTTTGGGGCCGAGTTATTACCCGGCCCCGTTTAAACATTAATCGAATCCAACCCAGTTTAGTTTAGCAAGGCCGCCGATTGTCATCGTCGCCATGGTGAACATCAACCGTGATACTGCTGCCTGGTCTGCGCTGTTGACCGGCTCCAACATGTCGAACTCTGCTTTCTCATGGAAAACTAAGTTCACGCCACCGGGTTTAGTGCAGAATAGGTAAGTACGGTTTGTGGTTGCCGCTGTTTGGCCGCTGTAGTTTACGCCGTTACCGAAATACATCGGGACGCCGCGATAGACTAACTTGTCGAAACCAACTTTGCCGGTGCCATTCTCATTAACGATCTGCTGGATCGCTTGAGTTGCACTAGTCAAGAACTCAAAGTGAGTTTGGCCTAGGAATCCAAGAGTTGATTGGATCTGGCTATTTCTCATGGTTGAGTTCAAGCCCTTATCCAAAAACCTCTTTACGTTTCCGGCATCAACAGCACCTTCGGTCCAGTCTGTAGCGGTATTGAAGGCCTGATTGCGGAACCATGCGGCATTGGCGTTGGAGCGATCAATACCACCAACAGTACCAGTTGCGGGAGTAGTAGAAACTAGGAGCGCTACGCCGCCTAATTGCAATCCGCCCGATCCAGTTCCGTTTGATAGCATACCGGCGTGGAATTCGTTCATCATGCTGGCTTCGAGCACCTTGAATTTTCCGGCTACTACGTCGATTAGCTTGGTGTCGCTTCCGCCGCTATTTTTCAATCGCTCTGCAACGGTCCAAGAAACTGATCCAAGCTGGTAAACCCAGTTGAACTCAGAAGCATCTAGCACTTTCTCGTCAGCAATCGAAACAGCACCGGATTCTCCAACCCAGTTTACTGATCCATTCTGGCCAGTCATCGCCTCTTCAACTACGGTGCGACCACCGTCAATTCTTTTGATTCCGCCCTCATCTTTCATTGCTTTCATGAGAGGGTGATTGTCTGTAACCGCATCTTTCAAAACGCGGCTTCTATAACGGCCAGTTGTCGTAACAAGTTGGCCTAATCCTACGTCTGCCATATTTAAAATACTCCTTTTCTAAGGTTGTTAAGAGCTAATCTAACCGTATCGTGCACATCGTTAGGGATTTTTGCCGGTGTTATCGTTCCACCTGGACCCCCCACGGATCGGCCCCTTACTGATGCAGTTGCGGCTGGTGCTCTGTTTTGTTGAGTGTTTGCGCGGAATGCGGTTGCTGTGGTCGGTCTTGCTGTTGATATGACGCTCTGATTCAGGTTCCCAGATTCTCCTCTGATTATCGCTACAGCACGCCGTAAAGCATCGCCGTATGATAAATCTGGAATGGCCTGAGCCATTGCCGAAACAAGTGGCCGGACCCGTGTATTCAAGATCGTGGCATCCCTTAACTCTGGATAAAGGTACTGCCCGAAATTGTCTACCTCGTTAGCAATTGCGCGGCCCTCTTCGACTACAGGAGCTATTTCACTCTCCTGCTGCTTATTGAGGAATCCGCTTAGTGTAGATTCTAGGCTAGCTATTTTATCTTGCAAGGCCCTAACTTCTGGAGCCGCAGATATTCCAGCGGTATCAGGTAGGCCGGTTTCCTCCTTTAGTGAAGTCAATATCTCAGGCTCAATACCGATACTGGCCCCAATTTCTAACCACTTTGTTTTTCTCGTGGTCGGGTTTGGATCTGTTAGCTTGGCGTGCGCCTTGGCTAATCCTTCGAACGCCTCTACCGGGTTTAAATTGCGGCCCCTAAATTGTGGAGTCCATTTTTTGACAACCTCGGTAAATTGCTGATTCTCATCAATCAGCCGCTTGGCTTCCATCTGGGTCTTAGTCATCAATGCTTCATGCTGCTTGAACATACGAGCAACGGCAGGTTTTAACTCCTGTGGCATAGCATTGAATATTTTCTTTTCCTCGTCAGACAAACGACTCGGAACGCTCCAGCCCTCTTGGTTGTCTGCCTTTAATGCAGGAGCATTTGGCCCAAGGGCATTTTTGCTTGATTTCTTAGCCGTTTCGCCTTTATTGACCGCCTTGTTTTTATTCCCAGCGTTCGCATCTTGCCCCGGTTCTTCAGCATCGTTTTTGGTCTCTTCGAGCGCTCTTTTGACGGTTTCTTCAACGGATTCGGGGCCAGTGGGTTCGGTTTCTTGGGGCTCATCTTCAATGATCTCCTGTTCTTCAACGTGGACTTGGGCTTCTAGTACCCCAGTCTCTTCTTGTGCGCTTTGAATCGTCTCTCCTCTTCCAGACATATAGCTTTTTCCTTTTCATCAATCGGGATTCGGTCGTACTTAATATCATAGTAGGCTTTCTCGGCAGCATCCCGAATAGCTGCTTCGTCAACCTCTACGGGTTTATACTTTGATGGTGTCCACTTCCCGACCTCTATACATCCGTTTTCTCTATAGTGCTGTCTTAACTTGGCTTTGCTTGTAAAAACTCGGCCTTCCTTTGTTGCGTGGCTTAGTGTTGGCGGTATTTCATCAGTAATAACGCTCGGTAGCTCAATTGGTGCCTTTTTATAACGCGTGACCGGTACGAGTTTTTGCTTCACCGTATCAAACACGAATAGCCCGCGAGTAGCGTCTTTTTCCTCAGTAATTCTTTGCTTTATTTCTTTGCTCATAAATCATCAAATGCCAAAGCCAACAGTAGTAATTCCTGATCTTCCTTTTCTATTTCTTCCCGCGTGTATTTGCGCGGTATAAATATTTCCTTTGCCTCTAGAATTCTGCTTAATGGTGTTGGGCCGAGTCTGTATTGAATTGTGTAAACCTTGCGGATTTTCTTTTTCTTTCGCTTCTTTTCGTGCTGTTCCTCTGGCCCCAATCCATGTACGGGAATGCCACCGCCACCGCGTCGGTAATGGGGTTTGTAGTAATAAAGCAGGGTCACTGTAGATCATACCTCATCTGGTGACTAATCCTTCGACCAAGCAAAAATCGGTTAGCAATAACCTAGCCGTTGCCCCTAGAGATTTAATTATATTGTGCCCATGTCCGGTGCGCCGTGCGCTGCCCGTTGGGATATTTGTTGTGTGCGTTTGCACTAAAGACCCGTTTAGATAAAATTCTACTGATGTCCCTGCGGCGTTGACGCGAATTTCGTATGATACCCAAACATTTACAATTGCAGTCACGCCGGAATCTGTAACCGTGGAAACTGAGTTAGATACCGTTACACATTCATAACGCCCACCGTTCACAGAGTGAGTATATCGAAAATACGCTCCGTCGGCGCTTACTCCTGATGTGAACGTGTCTTGAAATCCAATTGTGGCGGTGTAAGTCTCAGTTCCATCGGATAAATTCCTGATTTGAAATTCTCCGAGCGATCTCCATGCAAATGTGCCGAATTGAATTGTTACCGGCTCAAGATAACTATTACAAGCCCTGCCCGTCGATGTTGTGCCCGTCGTTGATTGCGCCACACCGGGGTTAGCATTATCAGAGTTTGCAGTATTAAACGTGACTGCGGCGCTGGTGCCTGATACTAATGTCCCGAAATCTCCGACCGCTGCGCCGTCGTGCCAGAATCGAGCCATCCTAAACGGATTAGGCGACCATTCAAGTGTGATAGTAGATTTGGCTCCGGCATCCGTTAAAGTCATCTGTGAACCCGCTGCCAATTGCCGATCATGAGTGAGAGATCCGTTAAGAGCAACCACTACATAATCCGCCCCAGCCGGTGCTCCGCCACCGCCTCCAGTGGATGCGATCTCGATGTCCTGGCCTACTTGCGTTAGGGTGATATTGGTGCCTTCTGATAGCGTAATCTCTCCAGTTAGTGCGGAATCACCCTGTTTCGATAGTCCAGACACCTGGGCATTAAATAACGGCATTAGATATAATCTCCCGTTTCTTCTGCCGCCAATACTGTCGCTGACGCTGTTGGCGAGAATACAAATACATCACCCGTATACACGGGCTGCGGTAGCTCAAAATAAGAATCAGCGCCCCTAAGTTTTAATTTGAATGTACTTGCATCCGGCGCTGCTCCGTATCTTACAAATACGGTCGTTGCTGAATTTAGATAAATGCTTGCGCTCAGCCTCTTGTCGTTTGCTGGCAATACGTTTGCAGAGTTGCCTATAGCAATTATAAAACTCTGCGTCGTTGCCGCTGTCGCGCCATCCTGCCGGATATGCTGAACAGTGCCACCTGTTCCGGGCCTTGTGCTCTCCGTGACGAGGTACGATCCAAGTGCGTTATTATCAACTTTTTGGCTGCTCATATCATCCTATTGGTACTATTTCCGGCGCTGCGTCATCAATTTCAAGCATTGCCCCGCCTAATTCATCCCTGATGATTCTTGCGCGTCGTTTTTTTGGTTCTGCTTTGAGATTAATTGTGATCGGCGGTATTTCAGGCGGCGCGACCTGTATGATCTGCGGCCCTGGTGGTAGCTCTGGCATCTTAAATTTCTCTTGCATCTGGAGTGCTGCCTCAAGCGCTAAGCGCTGCTCTTCAATCATGCGCTCACGCTGCGACATAATAACTTCATAGCGCTCATTCTGTAGGCGTTGAGCTTCCGATGCTTGAATAAACTTCTGCATCTGGTTATCCATCTGCGTCTTAATAACTTCAAGCTCTCGGCTAAACTCTCTGTCTCTTTCCTCTAAAGATAGTTCCATTGCTTGCTGATCAAGTTTCCGCTGCTCAATAGCGGATTTGGCTTGCGATTCCATCGCCTTAAGCTCAATTTTCATGCGCTCATAGTCTGGTGGCGGCGGGGCTGCTGGTGCTGGCTGATTCTTTCTCGCTATCAAAGCGCGTACCGATTGAATAACCTGATCTTCGAATTCTTTCGAGCCACCAACGGCTGAAAGAGTGTACAGCAATGTTTGTAAGACAACTGGTGCAAATTCTTGATTCTCCATCTTGCCAAGCATTGCCAACCCGTTAATCACGGTATCTGCAATCGTTTTGCGCTTCAATATCTCCGCTTGCTGGTCAATAAATGATGTAGAATCGGTTTCTAAATCTATTCTGATTATTCGGGCCTGGTCGTTCTTTAGAAGCTCAAGAGCTGGCAAGAATCTCTGCTGATGCTCTGGCCCCATAAATTGCAGCCCTACGATCTCGGCGATCTGCTCGGGCGGCATAATTTTTACAGAGAGATCCAGCATCATTTCGATGGATTCTCTGACCATCTCTTGCACGGCGATTTTTGTTATCTTGAATCTATCGTGCGCTGCGGTAGATTTGATTTGCTGAGTGCCTAATGCCTCTTGAGGATCGGAAACACCTCGCAGAATATCCGGCACGCCCCACAACTCATATACGGTGGTCTTGAACTCTTCAACTAAAGAATTAATTTCGGATATCGCCTGAACTAGTTCCTGCACTGGAACAAATAGCACGAGATTTGAAATCCCGCCTTTCTCCAGCATCGTTTGCAGGTTCTTGCACGCTATGTACTCGGTAGAATCTAGGCTATTTAAAGCATCGATCAACTCTGGTTCGCTGCCATCAACCAGGCATCTCCGGCGAATACCGTCAATTAGCCTGAACTTTCGGGCATACAGATCATGCAATTGATTTAGAATCGGCCTGAGTCGGCTGTAATTATTGCGTGGGTATAGATTCGATGTTGGCTTATTGGTAAGAACAAATTTAGTTATTGGAAAGAATTTAGCCAGTTGGAATAGATCGGGCTTTTCGTCCAGGAACTCTTCGCAACCTTGCGAGTCGATCCATCGTACTGTTTTTGTTTTTAAGTCCCATATCTCCCAACCTTCCAGATAGCGGCCTGGAATGTCGGCCCTGTCTCTGTCGGAATCTTCATCATGGTATGATGTGTTGGATTTAAATTGTAGATTTATCTCTCTCCTGCTGCCATCTTCATTACGCCCGAATCGCTCTTCGGCTTCGCCCGCATCCATTTCAAAATGCAGTGCAATTTCTGTAATATCTTCCTGGCACTTGGCTTCCGGTGTGTGCAGAATTTCGTTATAAATTACAGGTTTTACGCCAACCTTCTTGACTAGTACCTTAGTTTTGATATTCGCAAAAAATTGATTATTAGCGCCGGCGATAACATCCGTGTAAGCATTGCCAGCCTGGTCAACAAATAGATCGCCCTGTGGAATTACGGGTATTTGCTGATCGACCTCGACAGAATCCTCTTTAGCGATAAGCTGCGTACACGATTTTGAGCCGTGAAGTAGTTCCATCACTGCCGCGTGCATCGTCGAATCAAATCCGGTGTTCTTCATGTTATAGATGCTGAGCCGTTCGGCTATTAGCGATGCTGTAAGCGCCACACCGTCATTTATGTCGAACTCCCTACGGCATATAACTTTAGGCTGGCGGGCATAATATGCGGCTGCTACTGTTTCGCACACGGACCAGTAGAGCGGGAAGGTGCGCGCATATTCCTCTGTTTCGTCGCGCTCTGTTTCCTCTGACGTTCTGCGCCCGTTATCATACTCTCGATTCGCTTCCTTGGTATCTTCCCAGGTGTGCTTAGCTGCCTTCTTGGCGCCAGTGATCCACTTGCGCCAGAATTGCACGGTTTTTCTGTTGGCGTGCGGATCTAGCTGCTCAAGTTGCGCCTCTTCTGAGGGTTCGTTCTCGTCAGGATCAACCGATTCCGTTGATAATTCGTCGTTATCGTAATCTTCCATTGGCTTGGCGCGCTTGTTTTAGTTGTTTCAATATTGTTACAGGGGTCAGTGTAGATAAATCTCTAGGCCTTGCAATGGGCTGAACGGGGGCATCTTTAATTAGCGGCGTTAGCTGGCATCCTACCCGCAGGGCATCTGTTGAGTGTGTGGCCTCGCCGTCTGATACCGCATCGTCGGGATCGTTCTTTGAGCGCTGGAGTGCTGGCATATAATCGCGTAGGTACTGGCAGCCCTCGCAGATGTAAAGCATGGGGAGGCGCTCTAGGGCCGATATTTCTTTGCCGATTAGCCTGGATCTGATTGCTTGATATCCTGGGATGCGCTTGGTGTCTCCTAGCGTTAGCGGTACACCCTCGCGCTTGAATACGTCTGCAATAGTGGGGCCGCCCGTGCCTATGAACGGGTAGGAATCCGTTAGGGTTATTCCGCAGGTCGTCTCTCTGGTGCGGGATAGTATTCCCTGGGCGATATCCTCGTTTCTCATGCGTAAGCCCTTGGCGGGGTCAGAGGGATCGCACCCGTACCATTCGCGGTATACGATGATCGCGCCTCTGGGATACCAACGTTTGCGGCCTTTATGGTCGGTAAATTGTTCGCCGTCGGACGTCGTTAGCCAGTAAACGGCAAAGGGATCGGCGAAACCCCAGTCGAATGAGCGCCACTTAAACCAATGCGCCGGCGGCTCAAAATCCGGTATGCAGTGATAGGGTTTGCCATCTTTGAACTCTTGGTACTCTCTGAAGAAATCACCCGTTAGCTGGTCCCAATCGCCCTCAAGAATTGCTTTTGCTGTTGCAGCATCGCCCATACCTGCAACACGGCGGGCCACGGCTTGAGCATCTTCGGACGGGTTATCAGTGACAAGCGCTGGGATATATTGGCGCATAAATCCGCCGTCATCGTCTGGCGCTCTGTGTATTTCTCCCACGGGCCATATCTTTACAAAGGCCCGCCTAAAATATCCCGCTGAAATTCCTAACGGGTTAGCGGTATAGATTACTTTTGGAAAGAATTGCTTTAGCAGTTCCGGCTTGATGTCTGGATAAACGGGTCCTAAATATTGCGGTAATTTAGCTTGCATTTCTGGCTGACAAGTTACCCAAGCTCTGAGCCAACGGATTCGGCGCTCTGCTATCTGCGTTGCCTCTTCGAATGTCCTGACGTGCTTTTCGATACCCTGGTGCTTGAGCATTACGTCATCGCTGCTGCAATGCTCTAGCGAGATCAGCGATCCGGTCTCAACCCAACGAACTTCAGTTTTGTTGATTTTTACTATACCGTCTCGATCCCAAGGCGCGAGCAATTCTGGGAATGAGTAGCGCCCATCCATGTGGTTGGCGATAACGTCATCTTCGAATAAGCGGAATATGTCCAGTTGCAGATTAGGCACTGCAGCCGCCCAGATAATGTACTGAAATCTAGTCAGTGCAGATTTACCGCCGCGAGTAGCGCCGCCGAATAAATATTCATTGGCCAGCGTGGTAAATGCTTGCTGCTGCTTCGGATGCAGATTAGGTATGTAAATCTCACTCTTTCGAGTCTGGCTTCTTTCCAAAGTTTATCACCATCGCAAGGGGCTGACCTTTTGGATCTGATAATTCTAAGCGCTGCGAGTCTTTCCACTGCATCTGAGCTTTAGCCCAGAATATCGCTGCTGTGAGATTTTTCTGTGCTTGGGTGTAAAGGAATTTGCAAATCGTGGCGTTAGCTTTAGCGCGGCCGTTTTCGAACTCTTCGAGGTAATGGGTTCTCACGCAATCGCGGCCAATCTTTAGAATGCGCCCGATATCCTCTTGCGGCACTCCGTACCCTGCGAGCGTCTCGACCATGCTGCGCGACTGCTCCGTAGGCTGATGAGGCGGGCGGCCTCTGAGTTTTTTTGGTTTTTCTTCTGTCATAAGTTTATTGATTTCGGATCGAAATCCTCCCCGTTTATTTTAATTTTAACATCTTTCCCCGCATCGTTACGGTATTTTATATAACGCTCTAGAATGACCTGGCAGGACTTAGGGCTTATCTCCATGCCGTAGCAGATGCGGTCTATCTGGTCGGCTGCGATTAGTGTGGTGCCAGAACCCAAATATGGATCTCCTATAAACTTATAATCATGAAAATTAATAAGCTCTAAAACCTTTTGAAAAAGTCGAATCGGTTTTTGTGTAGGATGCCCCGTAGATCTATCATGCCCACGCGCCGCAAAAGCTCCCGTTTGTTTTAATTCTCTAACTATTTGTCTTTTAATTTTTTTTGACACCCAAATAGTTTCAAAATCTGAACCAATCGCCCCATCAAGTAGCCCAATCTGATTGTCATTGCTTCTTTTATCCCATACAAGCAACGCCCCTTTGTTGCGTTCTGGAATATGTTCAATAAAATAATCTGAGCCGAATATAATTTGAAATTTAGAATTCCAATTTGTAAAAATACATTTTATTAAATTTTCATTCCAATCATCACCATCGCCGACTATAGTTCTTTTGTTTTTCCCGTGCCAAGATGAATCCATTGAAATCCCGTAAGGCGGGTCAGTCAAAATAATATCAATACTTTCTTTTCCAATTAATTTTTTAACATGTTCTACATACGTTGTATCCCCGCACATAACCCTATGCGGCCCAAGCTCAATCACATCGCCTATCTTGATGAACGGCTCTTCTGGTAATTCGCCGGGGCCGCCGTCTTCAAATACTTCGTTTTCTTCCTCAACTGGTGCGAGCTTTAGCAACTCATCGAGGCCCCAGTCTTCTGAGTTGAATTGTAGATCTTCTAGGTTATCTAGTTCGATTTTTAGATTTTCGAAATCCCATTCGCTGTCATTCTGCAACTTGTTATCGAGTATGCGGTAGGCTTTCTTCTGAGCTTCCGTCAGCCCAGATATTTTATAGGTCGGCACTGTTTTAAGGCCCAGTTTTTTAGCCGCCTCTAGTCTGCCGTGGCCGACTAAAATGATATTGGCCTCGTCAATTACTATGGGCTGATTAAAGCCAAATAGGTCGATGGAATTAGCTATAAGATTTACCTGCTCATCTGAGTGGACGCGATTATTGAACTGATATGGTATTAGTTGATCTATTTTTAGCTGCTCGATTTTCATCACGATCCTCTATTCATCTTCTGAGCGCCTTTGCCTGGCCACTTTAAAGTTATCTCTGCATGATTATGCGCTAGGAATCTCCGCAGAAATCCGTTTTTGGTGCGCGGTGCCAGCTTCTCAAGTGTAGCATCACAACTGTATACCTTGCGAGCGATATCTCTAAGCACTTGCGGGTCTAGTTCCAAGTGTTCGCAAATGTACAGAAACGTAAACGGCTTTGTGCTTTTGTTGTCGATCCATTCCATCGCGCTCATTCTGATAGCCCCACGATGAGTAAATATATCGAGCAGAGCGCGTTCCAGAATTGCGGTAATTAGCGCTTCTTCTGGTGCTTGCACGTTCAACCCGTTGTAAATATTTCATCGCACCATTTGCCTAGAATTTCTATTCTAGGGTCTTCTGAGTCTGGAGTGAAGCTGATGAGGTGCAGCGGTAGGGCTGACAGCCAATACTTAATGGGCTTACCCTCTGTGACGAGTGCCTCAATCTTTGTTCGGTGCTTGCCGTGGGAGGTGTTGTCTGTGAATTGTACGCCGATCACTTCGCCCTCCTTGAGCGCCAAACAATCGATGCACCCTAGAAGATCGTGTTTGCGAAATCGCTGACGCACTCCGCGAAACTCGGTAGCAACTAGGGTATACCCGCGAGCCTCGTAATATTTTTTAGTCTTTTGCCAGGTATTGAGGGTTTTTTGTTTTGGCATTTGAAAAAGGTGACCGGGTGGACACGACAGATCTTTTTACCGGACAATTTTTATTTTTATAAGGAACCCGGTCACCTGAGGGCTAAATACTAAATTTTTTTTATTTGTGCAACAATTATCGTGCAATGAGATAAATTAATCCCGTCGCCTAAATATTCGGCGTAATTTCTGACAGGCCCTAGAAGCCAAAATTCCCAGTTAATATTCCAGGCCGCGCGAGCCTATCGAGGGGGGGGGGGATAGGGTTACCCCTAGACTGACCCTAGATCTCCTCGCCTTGACCGTCCTGGAGCGTATGCGGGGCTATTAAACGGTCCCTCTGATGGCGGTCATAGGTGCGGGCCTGTGGGTCGAGGCTTAGGGCCATATCGGGATTAAGTACCAGCTCTATCTTAAAACCCTGTTCTGGTAATTTATTATTTTGCGCAAGGTAATTTCTGACGAGCCGAAATAATTCCAATTTATGAATTTGTAATAATTCGGGAGAAATAAATTTCATAAATAAATTACCCAACCCGAAATCTTTTTTGTAGCTCCCGCGCTGAGGTTTCATCCCATGCCCACATTTCGACAGGGGTATTTTTAATTATGATATTTCCAACGGGTACTAGCCCATCGCGGGGATACGTAAACACGTAAGAGAACCCGCGAGGCATTGGGGTGAATACAAGCACGTCGCCCCGCTTGTGCTTCCAAGCGTAATCCTCTGCCCACTCATCATCTGAGCTGGTTAGGTATTCGCGCAGCACGCCATCCGAACACATTACGGTATATTTTTTCATTGTCTGTCCTCCGATAAAGTTAAATCAATTCCTGGATTCCTTCCTGGGTCATCGCCGGGATTTCTAATTGTTGTTTGCGGCCGTGGCGCGTGGCCTGATTTTGCTGATCGGCTGTCTGGTAGCCGGGCAAGCGTGGGTATTCGTAGGCCCACAAGGCTTTGGCTTCCTCTGCAAGCTGCTGGCGCTTGGTTGCTGTTACGCCGCGAGCAAACATAGCCATCATGAGCTTAAAGCACTGGTGCTCGAGTTTTATTTTCTCGGGTGATGGTGGGGCCCATCCGTCTTTGGCTTGCGGCGCTGCTGCTGCGGCTTGGGCGTTTAGGGTGCCTTGAGCTTTGATAAGTGCTTTTTTCAGGTCGCGATAAGTGGGGGCCTTCTCGCCGTGCTCGATCATAGAATTGATTGCGAGCCGGAAAGCGTCTTCGGTGAAGTGCTCAAGTTTCTTCAGCCAGGCTAAGCGCTGCTCGGCTGATAGCCGTAGGCCGCCATAAAAGTTTTGCAGCTCTTTGATCGCGGTGTCAAAAAATATTGGGTCAAGCGTTCTAGTGTTCCTCATCGTCATAGTCTCCTGAGTTAATCGATTTTAAATCTGCTAAGGCCAGAAATTTGCGACTGGCCTCTGCCTCTTCGTCGTGAGCCAAGGAATTAAATGATTTTGGCGGGGCTAAGGATTTTTTATTTTTCATGACTTCTTGCAGCGGCCAGGCGCATAGCACCCTAGCGTGGTCCTTGTACTTCTGGAATTTCTTGGCGTTGCCGTTCTGGGCGTAGTTCTCGAGGATCTCACATGCTGCGATTATGTCTTCACGGGTTAGCCCGTGGGATTCAAACTTGGCTTTGACGATTTGGGCCTGGGCTTTGGTGAGCTTGACGCTAGGACAATTGGGGATCGGGATCGTTGGGACTGGTGGGGGGGGGTCTTCCTTCAGGACGGGTGGCGGGGCTGCGGTAGCGGCCCGTGTATTTGTTTTCTTGTCATTCTTAACATTATTTTCATTCTTATCATTCTTATCATTCTTGTTTATGTACCGTCTGCTGTCCGTCTGCTGTACTGTCTGCTGTCCGTCTGCTGTACTGTCTGCTGTATCGTCCGAGCCGCCCTGGTAAGAATCATAGTTCAAAACAGTAATAATTGTAGTGAGATAGCGGTCTTTAACTTGTATAATCTGCTGTCTCGTTTCTAAGAATCTTAGAAAGCGCCGGACCTTCCCTTTGCTCCACTGCCAACGTTGCGCCAATGTAATCTCGCTCCAGCCGATTTGGCCTCTTTTGATCGGAATTATGTTGCCGCGGATATTGATTTCGCCGTCCGTGTGGTTGGCAAATATGATTAGGTCCAGCCAGGCTTGGGCCTTGGTGAATGGCTCCAGTAGGTATATGGGATTGTCCTCAATCTGCCTATGAATCCGCACCCACCCCTTTTTCATTGCTTCCGCCTTTGTTATTTATTGCCTAATTTATTCTGGGCTGATTTCTCTATTTGGGCGGCTGCCCATGCTTCGACATCTTTGCGCCGAAAACGGTAATCCACACCTACCCGGAAGTGCGGCAAGCCCTTTTCAATCAATGTTCTAAGAGTTCCGTTAGAAATCTTTAAGAGGGCTTTAACCTCTTTGAAAGTCATAAATTCGTCATTCATAAATATAACCTATTAATATTACTACTCTTTATAGTATACCCTAAAGCTCCACTTAATGCAATAGAAATATTTCTTTATTCATTAGTGTATATTTGTATCTTTATCTATTTACTTGCATCCAAATTTATACGATACTACTCACATAGCAGCACGGTGCTGCATTTAACGGAGGACAAATGGACAACAACAAAAACTTACCAACATTAAATTTAGACGACAGCAAGATCGTTGCGACGCTCAAGGCGACAATTGCAAAGGATCTCACAAGCGAAGAATTCGATCTTTTCCGGGAGATTTGCCGAGGGACGGGCTTAAATCCTTTCAAACGTGAAATATGGGCGATAAAAAGTAAGAGCTACACAAATAAGCGCGGCGAGCACGTTGAGGGCAAATTGCAAATTATGACCGGAATAAATGGGTTTTACGAAATTGCCAATAACGATGCAAATTTTGACGGCATAGAAAGTGGCCTAGTCGGTCCTATGGGCGACCTAGTAAACCAAGCGTACCCCAAACAGGATTGGATCGGAGCGTGGGCGCGGGTCCACTTAAAGAGCCGTAAAGTGCCGGTTGAATATTGCGTTATGCGTGACGAGTGCGATCAATCCCGCCTCGATCCATACTACCCCGAGCGCGGAATCTGGCGGGTGCGGCCCAGAATCATGACTATGAAATGTGCCGAGGCGCTAGCACTACGAAAGGCGCTGCCACAGAAACTAAACTTCTTGTACGTCGAGGAGGAGATTCTTGAGTCGTCGACTGAAGAGCCGATAAAGATTGAAACGATTGCACCAAAAGCAATAGGAGGCCCGTTCTATTATTCGGGGCGTTCGTTATCTCCAGATCGTCAACCCAAGTTTGACGAGTACATGAGGAAGAAGAACGCGATTAAGTTCGCCGATGGTGTTTGGAAATCTTCTGAAGAAATAAAGAGCAAGGAAGCTGCCGCCCAATTGATTAGCGAAACCGAAGCTTTTGAATTAGCAGTAGTCGTTGAAGCTGATGCTATGGAGAAGGAGGCTGCAAGCAATGAGTGAGCCGCTTTATAAGTTAGCCCAAGAATATGATCGATTGCTGGCGCTGCTGGACGATTCTGAAACGAATTACGAAACGGCAGTCCTTGAGATAGAAAAACTTCAAGCTGAAATGTCGGCCAAGTTCGAAGCGTTGCTCAAGGTGCTGTTCTGGAAGGAATCAATGGTTGAGCAAGTTGACGCTGAGATTAAACGCCTTCAAATTCGCAAACAGTCGATTGAAAACCGTTGCGAGTGGATTAGGTGGTATCTTGGCAAGAACCTAGGCCCTGGCAACACGTTCGAATGTGCAATTGGTAAAATGAGCTGGCGCAAGTCGGAAGTAGTCGAGCGAGTAAGCGACGATCCACTACTGCCGGAATATGAGCGCGTAAAGGTCGAGCCGAACAAGGAAGCGATTAAACGTGACTTGAAAGCTGGCCTAGTTGTGCCTGGTTGGGTTCTGCAACAGCGAATGAATTTACAAATTAAGTAGGAATTATATGAAATTATCAATATTGCTTGCCGCATCAATTCTATCCTCGGTCGCAATGGCCGAGCCGATTAAGGTTCAGCCGATTAGGTTTTTAGGGTCGGACGCCCCAAGTCGAGCGTACACCCGAGAAGTTTTAAACGGAATGGAGGCTAAGTTTGCTGAGGCTGGCGTAAACGTCAAAGCAAAGCGCATCAAAACGCACATTGATCCGTTTAAAATTGCGACAACTTTAGAGAATCGGCTGCAATCGTTTCGCAAGCGGGAAGGCTGGGCGCTGCGACGTGGCTATGATGATCCGAATGAGTTGAAGCTGGCATTTTCCGGAAGAGCCGATCAACAATGGCTGTACGGCTACGCGAATTCAACAAATTGCTATCAGCGCGGGTGCTCACCTTTTGCGCTGGCCGCCATAGCCGAGACAAACGCTGCTGGAGAGTCGCGCTATGCCCAATCGGTAATAGCTGCAACGCATGAAACAGCGCACTTGCTAGGCGCGAATCATATCGACTCGTATCCGAACGTCATGCACGGAAATGCAATGTCCTACGCAATGCCGATCAATCTGCCGTGGGCACCGAATACGGTGTTGATCATGCAAAGCTGGCAATTGCGCGGCGCTAAATAAAATCTCAATCTGAGACCTGACGGCGGCAGGAGATGTACCGCCACTTTAACTTTAAATCGTGAGGGGAAAAATGGACACGACGATAAGAAAAAGCTACGAGGTACCTAAGTCTGAGCGAATCGCCGAAGCGCTGTTGGGACGCTACGCGCGCGAGATTTTGGAGCTAATGCAAAAACCTAAATTGACGCCGGAAGAATTGCGGCGACTGCCCGAGCTGCGCGAATTCGCGCGGCTGCACAAAATGTTTATGTCTAAACACGTTTAGGAGGATGCCATGATAGCTAAAATTGTAATTCAAGTTGGAATTGCTTGCGGCTTGATTGCTGCGGCTCTGAATCTAGGCGGGTGCGCTGTGTTTAATCCTAACGGGTTCGAATTCGGCGCTAAGGCTGGAATGTATGCGGTCGATGAGCGACACGACGAGTCGCGTACCAACGCCAACAGAAAGCCTATGCTGTGTTCGTTGTGGGGATCGCTTGCAATGTGTAACCAAAATCAGGGAGGTGAAGTACATGGAAGCTGAATCATTTTTCACAATTTACAAATTGTGGTGGTGCCTAGTGTACAACCTAATGATGATCGGTTTTGTGACTGCTCTTGTAGCAATTACCGACACGTTCAAAGCAGCAAATTTGTTGTAATCCGTTGGGCGTGGTCCCGGCCATACGGGACATTTTGAGAAAATAATTTATGACACGAGAAGAAGAAAACCTAGTAGAATGTTATGCCGCAAGTCTGGAGCTTGCGAGGCGATCAGCCGATATGAGAGATGCGATCCGCAATTCTGTGGACCGTATGGCTATCTTGTTGAATTCGGTTGATCGTTTTTTAGATGCGCAGGATCGATGGTCCGAAAATCGGATCAAGAGTCTGGCGAAAATAATTGAGGGAAACGAAAATGGCAACTAAGAAGAAAAGTAAGGGTGGAAAGAAGGGCGGCAAGAAAGGCTGCTAATTCCTAGACCTGGTAGGCCAGCCGTGAGCCTTAATCACGGCAATTTTTAAAGGAATTACAAATGAAAAAAATGCCTTGTTTATTCGAAAGAGAATTCCACGGGAAAGGCTCCTTCACTTTGCTGAAAACAATTACTCCTGGTTGTGAGTGGGTAGAGGAAGGGTTGGGCGTTGCTACGCGTAAATGGGATGGTACCGCCGTCATGTTCGACGGCGCACGCTGGTATCAGCGATACGATGCGAAATCCGGGAATCCACCGCTTTATTGCTTCATTGCTTGCGAACCTGAGCGAGATCCGATTACAGGCCATTGGCCAGGGTGGACTCCTGTGAATATGGGCAATGAATCGGCGTATATTCGCGAAGCTATTCAGCACTATGAAGCATTCATCGGTGATTCTGGACTTTGTCGAGAACGCGGCACCTTTGAGGCGTGCGGTCCAAAGATCAACAGTAATCCTGAGAAGCTCGCGGAGCATAGATTATTCAAGCATGGAAATAGTATTTTAGATTGCCCGCGAGATTTTGAAGGGATCAAACAGTTTTTAACGGAAACAATGATTGAGGGCGTTGTCTTTCATCATCCCGCATGCGGCGCACATCAATTTCCAATGTGTAAAATCCGCCGTGCTGATTTTGCGTTGCCGTGGGGAAAACATGGCAGAAATTAGAATCTTAATCACGGCTGACGGCCTGAAAGTTATGGAGTCTGGCGATTTTGCGCCCACACGAACAGTGTGTCGTGTTTTGCGAAAAAAAATCACTTATGGAACGGCTGAAGAGGTAGGGTTACTGCCCGCAGACGCTGCAACGATGTCTAGAGAGTACGAGCTGGTCGGTCACTCAGGGCGCGTTCTGATTTACGAAGAGAAAATTTAATTACCTTGTCTCGTACTGATAGACAAGGCGCTCGATCTAATAAAGGGGGTATATGACTAAAAAAATTACGTGCAAAATGAGCGACGAAAAGAAGTTGTCAGATCTTGGTGAGAAGATGTGGCGCAACATGCATAAGATAGAGTTCTACGACTCTATTTGGTACGGCGAGGCGTTCGAACACGAGCGGTTGAAAACCACGAAAGAAGTTTGGGTTTACACAGAGGAAGAGCGCCGCGAGCTGGTGCGGCTTTGCCTTAGAAAAGTATTCGCAGAAATCGAAGAGGCGGGAATTCGGTTTAGCAGGTTGGACTGGCAGCTTATCGACGAAGATATAGAAGCATTTGTTAAGAGAGAGGGATTTTGAATAAACAAGGAGGTAAAATTATGAATAAACTAAAACAAAATATTTATGGTCACGGCGATGTTATCGTGAGGCCAATTGATAAAATTCCTGATGCTGCAAAGCAAAAGGAGGGGAAAGCGGTGCTTGCTTACGGCGAGGTAACCGGACATTCGCACCAAATCAGTTCTGGTGTGGCCTCAATGTTCACCTTTGAGGATAAAACCTATCTGCGTGTGCAGTCCGAGATTGCGTGTCTAACACATGAGGAGCACGCAAAGGTAGAGCTACCGGCAGGCGACTATGAGGTGATTATACAAAGAGAATATGAGCCGGACGGTTGGCGAGCTGTGATTGATTAACAAAAATACTAATACGGAGGCGCGCATGATTAATAAAATAACCGCAGAACAAGAAGAGCTTATTCCTAAACTCTACAAAGAATATTTGGATATAGGGTTATCAACTGAGCCCATTAATCTCGGCGAAATGAAATCCGTCATCGACGAGTGGTATAGGCATATCAAACAGAAGACGCCAGTATATTTTGTATTAAGCTCCCCTGCTATGTGTTCGATTTTTTGCGGTTTATTTTTGAGCGGTAATTCGCACTCGCAGTTGGGCTCGCAGTTGGACTCGCAGTTGGAATCGCAGTTGGAATCGCAGTTGTACTCGCAGTTGCACTCGCAGTTGGACTCGCAGTCGCACTCGCAGTTGTACTCGCAGTTGCGCTCGCAGTTGTACTCGCAGTTGGAATCGCAGTTGGAATCGCAGTTGGAATCGCAGTTGGAATCGCAGTTGTACTCGCAGTTGCACTCGCAGTTGGACTCGCAGTCGCACTCGCAGTTGTACTCGCAGTTGCGCTCG